GAAACTGGAACAGATATTGTTCTGAATTATTCAGTCCCCGGCACCCCCGGATCTTTTCCAAAAACTCAATTAAAACCAAGGCGTAGACCATCGGCTCTTTGTGATGATATGGTGGCTGACTGCTCTCAATTGCTTGACAGCATTCCAGATATCGAATCTCTTTTTGAAAGAAAAGCCAAAACAGAGGTTCAAGCCATTCTGGATGAGTATCTGTCAACTGATACTTCCTCCGAATCAACCTCTACCGAGACGCAGAAATACAACACTACGTCATCGTCAAAAGTTGATAAAGCATTCCAAGAATTAATGGGCGCTTAGTTTTAATTGGACCGCAGGAAGGCATGGGTTTACAGATGCCTTATTTAAATATTCGGAGGATAATATGAGTGTAAATAAAGGACAGAAAGTCGCTGTTCACTATGTGGGAACATTAGATGATGGCACTGAGTTCGACAATTCTAGAACAAGAGGCGAACCCTTAAAATTTGAATTTGGAGCCGCCACCATCATGCCAGCATTTCAAGATGCTATTTCAGAAATGAATATCGGCGAGATTAAAAAAATAGAAGTTGAACCAGATCAAGCTTATGGGCCAATAAATCCCGATGCCTATACGGTTGTGCCGCTTCAAAATTTTAAAACGCCTGAAGATCTGGTTGTTGGATCTATTGTCCATGGCCAAAACGCATCAGGGCAACGCTTTGCTGCTAAAATCGATGAAATAAGTCAAGACAGCGTTAAGTTGGATTTTAATCACCCGATGGCCGGCAAGAAGTTGAGTTTTGAAATTGAACTTATAAGCGCGAGTTAGGTCCAAAACCGCAGGGAGGCATGGGTTACAGATGCCTTAATTTTAAATGAATGGAGCAAACATGGCTGGTAAAAAAAAGATTCCTGCCCAAAGGGCAATTGAGTTGTCTGCTATTATGGCAGGCTGCACTTTATTGGAAGTTAACGAGATGTTAAAAACAGCAGGATTTCCAGATATGAATGAGACTTCCTATACAATGGTTAAAAAACAATATATCCCCTTTTTAAGGTCTGCGGGAGATAAATATATCAAAGAGCATTTGTATAGCCCCCGCAGACTTAATCAATTAAAAGGAGAATAAAAAATGATTATTAATCTAAACGATGAAACATTTGAAGAATCAACTTCATCGGGCATCACTTTAGTTGACTTTTATGCAGATTGGTGTCAACCGTGCATAAGAATGATGCCAAAAGTCGAATCAGTAGCCTCTAAGCTTGGCGAAGATATAACCGTTGCAAAAGTTAATGTTGATGAAGCTCGAAATACTGCTGCCAAATTTGGTGTGCGAAGTATTCCAACTTTTGCTCTAATTAAAGATGGAAAGGTTCTTCGTATCTCTGCTGGTTCCAAGAGCGAACAAGATTTACTTTTGTTTGCTGAATCTTACAACAGAGGTGTATAATTGGGAAAGGTAGTACAAATGAAGAAAAAACCGGGAAAAATGGATCTTGAAGCAATCAAAAAGCGAATCAATAAAACGACTGGCATGAATGTTGCTCACGATCTAACGAAAGATAATCCCACTGAAGTTAAACAGTGGATTCCGACTGGCTCCCGTTGGTTGGATTCGATTATCTGTAGGGGCAAGATGGCTGGCATCCCCGTTGGTAAAATAACAGAAATAGCTGGTCTGCCAGCTACAGGCAAGTCTTTTATGGCTGCGCAGGTAGCAGGTAATGCACAAAAAATGGATATGCAAGTAGTCTATTTTGATTCTGAATCTTCACTCGATCCAGCTTTTTTGAGAAGAGCCGGCTGTGAATTGAGCACACTAATGTATGTTCAGGCCGTTTCGGTTGAGAAAGTTTTGGAAACAATTGAGGATTTGATGTCAGCAAGCTCAGAAACACAATGGTTGTTTATCTGGGATTCCATTGCAAATACAGCATGCGAAACAGATATTGAAGGCGACTTCAATCCCCTGTCAAGTATGGCAGTCAAGGCACGGACCATGGGTAAAGCTTTTCGAAAGTTAACTATTCCTTTGGCCAATCAACAATCAACGCTAATTTTAATTAATCAGTTGAAAACCAATATTACGAGAAGTATCGCAGAGGCTATGACCACCCCCTTTGTAGCCCCCGGCGGCAAAGCAATTGAATATAATTGCTCTCTCAGGGTTTGGCTTACTAAACGGAAAGCTAAAAATGCATTCACTACGGATAATAGTGGATTTCGAATTGGCTCTGAAGTTAAAGTTAAATTAGAGAAATCTCGTTTTGGTACTGAAGGCCGCAGAGCAACTTTTCAAATTCTCTGGGGCTCTGACGTCGGAATTCAAGATGAAGAAAGCTGGTTTACAGCATTGAAATTGTCTGGAACCGATAAGTTAAAACAGGCCGGCGGTTGGTATACTCTGATTGACAAAAAGGGCTATGAACATAAGTTCCAAGTCTCTAAGTGGGTGGAAAAGCTAAAAGACAAGAATTTCCGCCAATTGGTATATGATTTGATGGATGAGGTTATCATTCATCGCTTTGACAAAACGGCAAATGAGATAGATTTGGGCGACGAAGAATAAAAATAAAATTACTTGACAAACCACTTCCTCCGTGTTATATTATAGCATGGAGGTTTTTTTATGGAGGAAAAGATGAAAAAGGTTATTATAATTGATGCACTTAATCTGTTTATTAGAAATTATGTTGTGAATCCCACAATGGACAGAAAGGGCATTCCCATCGGCGGCTGCATTGGATTTCTTAAATCAATGCAGAAAATTACAAGAATACTCCGACCTGACGAGATTATAGTTTGTTGGGACGGCATCGGTGGATCTCAAAGAAAGAAAGCAAAAAATAAAGACTATAAGGCCGGAAGAAAGCCTCTTCGGTTTAACAGACGAATGATTGAGCTTGACCCAGCCTCTCAGGAGCAAAATAGAATTTATCAACAAATTCGCCTTTATGAATATCTTAACGAAATGCCAGTGATACAAGTATCGTTGGATGGAATAGAGGCAGATGACTTAATAGGACACATAGTACACCAAGATTACTATTCTGGTTGGGAAAAGGTCATTGTTTCAAGTGATAAAGATTTTTTTCAATTGGCTTCTGATGAAACAAGTGTATATCGACCCATTCAAGATACATTTGTTACGATTGAATCGCTTTTGGACAAGGACAGGATACATCCCAACAATTATGCACTTGCGAGGGCGTTGGTGGGCGACAAATCCGATAACTTGCCGGGAGTTCCGAGAGTTGGACTGAAAACGGTGGCAAAGTTGTTCAACTTTCTGTTGGAGTCAAAAAAATACACTGTATTCGATATTATTGAAAATTGCCGGAAACAGGATAAAATCACCGCCGCCCATAGAAATATTATAGACAACAATCAGTTGGTTTTTGAAAATTATGATATGATGCAGTTATATGATCCAATAATATCTTACACGAACAAACAATCGATTGACTATCAAATTCAAAATTTTGAATTTGATTTTGCAAAAATTAATGTTACAAAGATGCTTTTTGAAGATGGCCAAGGTTCTTTAAATTTCAATGAGTTATACACATATTTCAGAAGCTTTTCTGCATTAAACATTCATGAAAAAAAAATAAAAAATAGTATTTGACAATGTTCTGTCAACGTGTTATATAATTATATTAGGTTTTGGAGGAAACTATGGCTAATCAAACGGAGACTCTTTCCCGTTTCGGGAAATCGTTTCAAGAAAAGTTGTGTCAGCTTATCTTGGAAGATAGACCATTCTGTGATCAAATCTCAGAGGTCTTAAATATAAATTTTTTAGAACTCAAATATCTTCAGGTGTTTGTAGAGACAATATTCAACTATCGAGATCGATACAAGACTCATCCCAGTTATGAGTTGATGGCTACAATGCTTAAATCAGGTTTGTTGCAAGAAAATGGAGCCGTTAAAAAGCAGGTCCGAGATTATTATTCTAGAATAATGAGCGGTGCTGTCGTCGGTGCAGATTATATTAAAGAACAGGCCATAGATTTTTGCAAAAAACAAGTTCTAAAAGAAGCTATGATCAAATCTGTTGGGCTTTTAAAATCATCTTCTTATGATGAAATACAGAAGATCATCAATGACGCATTAAGGCTCGGTGTGGAAAACAACTTCGGCCACGATTATTTGAAAGATTTTGAACAGCGGTTTATCCTGAAGCCAAGACACCCTGTGAGCACCGGATGGGAACGCATAGATGATGTTAGTAAAGGCGGTCTTGGAAGAAGAGAGCTTGGAGTTGTTATTGCTCCCACTGGCGCCGGGAAATCGATGGTACTGTGCCATTTGGGCTCCCACGCTGTTAAGGATGGCAAAACAGTTATCCATTATACTCTTGAGTTGGCAGATACGGTAGTTGGACAAAGATATGACTCTTGTATAAGTGGTGTCCCACTTGGCGATTTGTTGAGAAATAAAGAAAAAGTTTTTGATGTTGTCCAAGACCTCGAAGGCCAACTAATTATTAAGGAATATCCAACAAAGTCGGCATCGACTTCCACAATTAAGAGTCATCTTGAAAAATTAAGGAAACGCTCAATTGAGCCTGATATGATTATTGTCGATTATGCCGATTTATTAAAACCAATCAAATCAAGTAGCGAAAAGAGGCACGAATTGGAAAACATCTATGAAGAGCTTAGAGCAATAGCTCAGGTTTATAATTGTCCCGTGTGGACAGCCTCGCAGACCAATAGGTCTGGCCTGAATGCAGAGGTTATCACGATGGAATCTATATCGGAAGCCTTTAATAAGTGCTTTGTTGCCGATTTTATCTTTTCTTTGTCTCGAACAATTCAAGATAAACAGGCGAATAAGGGCAGAGTTTTTGTAGCCAAAAACAGAAATGGACCAGATGGCTTGGTATTTCCAACCTTTATTGATTGGTCAAGCATATGTATGAAGGTATTGGAGAATACCGGAGAAGACACAGACGATGCTGTTAAGGAAACCACGGCATCCGCGTTACAGTATTTGAAAACAAAATACGAACAACACAAGAAATAGGAGAACATTGTGGTGAAACTAGCAGACATTAGTGTGAGAAAGTTTAAACTATCGGATCAATTTATTAACCAATATAGAGAAAAGACCGTTCCGTGGGGACCAGTCGGATATATTACATTTAAAAGAACCTATGCAAGGCGTTTGAGTGAGTTTGATCCCAACGCTACAGGCACAGAAGAGTGGTATCAAACATGTCGCAGAGTAATTGAGGGCATGTTTGATATTCAAAAGCGCCATGTTGTGGCCACAGGTCTCGAATGGAATGATGCCAAAGCCCAAAGAACAGCAAAAGAAGCTTATGATAGGCTGTTTACTCTCAAGTGGACACCTCCCGGCAGAGGATTGTGGATGATGGGTACAAAGTTTATTTATGAGCGCACAGGCGCAGGACTTTTTAATTGTGCATTCCGCTCTACCAAAGATCTTGGCTCCAAAGGCGGCTATTTATTCTCTTGGATGATGGATGCTTTAATGGTCGGAATTGGTGTTGGGTTTGATACTCTTGCCGCCGGTACTTTCACGGTCAAAGAGCCTCAGTGGACCAACGACATTCACATGATTGAGGACTCTCGCGAGGGCTGGGTCAACTCTGTCCACCTGATATTAGATGGCTATTTCTTGGGCAAGAAAGTGCCCCAGTTCGATTACTCCTTGATCCGTGGTATCGGAGAGCCCATCAAGGGCTTTGGTGGCACCGCAAGCGGAGCAGGTCCCTTAATTGAGCTACACAAGAATCTTAAAGAGCTATATGTGAACAAGGCCGGAGAAGAGATAACATCGGTTGATATTGTCGACACAGAAAATCTTATCGGACGGTGCGTCGTCGCAGGCAATGTCCGCCGTTCCGCCGCACTCGCCCTCGGCCAAGCCGAGGATAAAAGTTATTTAACAATGAAGAATGACCAAGAAAAACTCTATCACCATCGATGGGGCTCCAACAACTCATTTGAGGCTAAAGTTGGAATGGACTATACTTGGCATGCCGAACAAAGTCAACAAAATGGTGAGCCGGGCTACATTTGGCTTGACAATGCAAGATACTATGGTAGGATGAAGGATGGCATTAGATATGATGATACAAAGGTGATGGGATTTAATCCCTGTGTCGAGCAACAACTTGAAGACGGAGAATTATGTTGTCTTGTTGAGACATTCCCCGCAAAGCACGACACCTATGAAGACTATCTTAGAACCTTGAAGATCGCTTATCTGTATGGCAAGACAGTTACCCTGATTAATACCCATTGGCCTGAGACTAATGCCATCATGTTAAAAAATAGAAGAATCGGCCTATCTCAATCTGGTGTGGTCCAAGCGTTTAATAAGTTTGGCAGACGACAAGTCTATGAGTGGTGTGACAATGCTTACGATGAAGTTCAGGCAATGGACATTGAATATTCAGATTGGCTTTGTATACCCCGTTCTGTTCGTATGACATCGATAAAGCCTTCTGGAACTGTATCTTTGTTAAATGGTTCAACTCCCGGCATACATTTTCCCGAGGATGAATACTATATTCGACGGATCCGCTTTGCCACAACATCCGATTTACTTCCAGCACTTAAGTCCGCTGGCTATAAGATAGAAGAAGATGCTTATTCTCCGAATACAATGTGTGTTGAGTTTCCTGTTTACGAGCCTCATTTCACAAAAGGAAAGCGCGATGTTTCTATGTGGGAGCAATTGGAGATAGCAGCCCAGTATCAGCACTTTTGGGCCGACAATAGTGTGTCCATTACAGTCACGTTCAAACCATCCGAAGCGCCTCAGTTGAAAGATGCACTTGAGATGTACGAAACCCGCCTCAAGGCTGTTTCTTTTTTGAAATATGAAGAAACTGGCTACAAACAGGCTCCTTATGAGCCAATTACAAAAAAACAATATGAAGAGATGATCTCGAAGGTTGTCCCAGTTCAGAGAATAAACACTGAACAAGCCGGAGCCGGGTCTAAATTTTGTACAAACGATACATGCACAATTTAAAGGAGAAAAAATGCATTTTTTACCATTTAATCGTCACTTAGTTGTCGATTTGATTGAACAAGAAGAAAAAATAGATGAAAGTATTATAGTGCTGCCATCTGATTATGAAAAGCCTGTGTCACCCTATGCCAAGGCTATACTTATAGAAGCGTCCAGAGATTCAAAATTTTATGACTCTTTGCAAACCAATGATACAATATTGGTTGAAAGGAGAATGTTACATAAAATTGAAATTGATGACTCTTCTTTCTATTTAATATTAGAAAATTATATTTTTGGGAGAATTGATACATGAAATTAACAAAAGACAACCTTCGCTCTTTAATCAAAGAAGTGACTTTCGAGAGACAGAAAAGCTCTATGATTCTGTCCGAGACACCACCTGACACTGAAGATCCGCTTCCCAGCGACGTATCAAGGAAAACTTACGACAGAATCATAGACGTTTTGGAGGGCCGAGACCCTTCCGTGGAAACCATCGTCATAATGTCGGGCCAAAACCCTATGGCCCAAGAAACAGACGCAGCTAAAAATGCCATGCTAGACAATAGACTTAAAAAAGATCTCACCAGCATGAATTTGCAATTCATCCCGGTTGGTGGCAAATTTGACAATGATGAGGACTCTGTTTTGATTATGAACCCATCTCGCGCACAGGCCGAAAGTTTAAACAGAAAATATAACCAATGGGGTTATGTCTGGGGCGAGAAATTGCCAAATTTTCAAATGATCCAAGTTGATTATGATAAAGATCAGGGCGAATTTCAGGCTCCCGGCTCCAAAGTGACCACCTTTGTCATAAAGGACAAAAAAGCTCAATTGGCCCAAGACAATTATACTTTTGATTACGAGTCTGGTCTTAAATTTCTCATTCCATTATATTGAGGTGATTAGTGAAAAGTATATTTTTATATGATGACAGCATCGGCAAGGTAGACCTTGTACAGCATATGGGTTCTGACTTGACAGTTGTCAATAGCGCAAGGGTGTCATTTGGAATAGAAAAAGAAGAACTGGATACCCGAGACAAAAAGTTGATCAATTATCTTATAAAACACAGACACACTTCAACTTTGGAGCACTGTAGTGTAACTTTTAAATTTACAGTTCCGCTATTTGTTCGATCACAGCACCACAGACATAGAACGTGGAGTTATAATGAAATATCCAGACGCTATACTTCTAAAGATTTACAATTTTATACTCCCGACTCGTTCAGAACCCAGCATGAATCAAATCGACAAGCATCTAATGAGGCTGAACTCATCGACCCGGTAATTATCCCAGATTTATATGATATTGGTTATGGAGTAACAGCTTCGAATTTAATAAATCGAGCCACTAAGGAGAGCGTTGGATTGTTTAACATGCTTTTAAAATCCGGCGTGTGTCGTGAGCAGGCAAGAATGGTTTTGCCTCAAAACTTATATACAGAATATTATGGAACGGTCAATCTTAATAATTTACTTAAGTTCGTCGACTTGCGAACCCACGAAGGAGCCCAATGGGAAATTAGAAGAGTTGCAGAGGCTTGTTTACAGTTTGCTAATGACCTTTTCCCAATAACGGTTAAGTCCTATAGGGAACTTAGAGGTGGGAAATAGGCCACTAAGGGTTGGCAATTTAATTATTTTGAGTGCTTTTGGCAAATCAGTTATGAAACCAAACAATGCCAAAGTCGGAATCGTGATTTCAGGCCCTTATGAAAAGAATTATATGTGTGCCAAAACTGGCCTATATGTCAAATATTTCACCTATGATGTTATCTTGGGAGAGGAACTACTTAAGGACATACCAGAAGACTTTATTTATAGAATGGGAGACGATGACCATGAAGAGAATCCACGAGGGTTGGAAGAGATATTTGAACGAGATGGAGATGAAGAGTGACCCCCATCAAAGTCGATTAAAAGTTGGCGAAAAGATGCGGGATTTTCTTTTTTCCCCTTTACAAATCGTAGATCCAAGTCTTGACATGTCAATGCGGGCAAGTGGGAATGTCGCCTCCACATATAACTTCTTATATTGGGCTGTGTTTGGGACAAAGCAAGAGAGAAAAGAAAACCCGGGAAGAATTTATCGCCCCAAATTGGGCCTAGAGTTTGCGCATCAAAAAGTTGAAATGCTGATGTTAAAACTTACTGACGATGAAGAGAGAACTCTCGCTGCTGACATTGATACCATCATAGAGGTGGTAAAGACTAAACAACACCCCACAAGTAGTGTTCAAATACCAGTGACACTGACTGGGCATCCAAACGTGGAGCCTTCGTTTGGAACAACATTTTTCGGTGGCTCCGGGGCAGTTGACTGGGGCATGGGTGGTTCGATTTTGACACCAGATGGCAAGAGTTATTTGATTTACATCTTGGAAAAAATTAAAAGCCAATTACCTGAAACAGATATTGAACCTCTCCCACCAAAGGACTTGACTAGTTTGTATTTCTTGGGCCAGCCCTTTGTTCCTGCTGGTCCTGCTGATGGTGTCGAAAAGGGACACTTCTCTTCAAAAGCATTTGATTATGAAGCTTTTTTGAAGTCAATTGGCAGAGGTGGTAAGTGATAGGTCACACCTTTTCGATGGACAAATTGGTCATCGGGGGGAGTTTAGAGTCCCTTTTGTATTCATATATAACCGAAACTCCAATTGTTATTGACCAGCCCCGCCGACCGTCTGAAATAAGCGAAGTACACCCTACTTTGAACTTTTGTTTTTTAGGATATAGACCAGAAGAAAAGATATTTTCTCTTCAACTCTGGGATCGCCTATCTTTTTTATTATCGTTGTCTGGTCTTCTCTTGTTTCCCAATTCAATTGAAAACATTCGAGGAGAAGTCGGTAAACTATATGTTTCGACTTATAATCTGGGAAAGTTTGAAGTCACATTTAATAAGTTAAAGAAGTTCGATTCGCAGTTGACAAATTTCGCATGGATGCATGATTGGTTCGCCGTTCGATCTGGAGGAAAACATGATATCGATAAGCTTGAAGATGAGGAATATTTAGCGAACAAATTGGTGTTCTACCCCTCTAAAAGAATCGGAGTCAGGGGAGCCAGAGATGTCGTGTCGATAACTTATCTCAAAATTGATAAGATTTATGATATTGAGTATTCTGAGGCGTATGTTTCTCTTAAAACTAGAATGATGATGAAACAAGCAGGTATCCGAGGTACCAGTAAGGGATATGATAGGTATCGAAAAAGAAAATTTGATCCAATCAAAATAGAACACCTCCATCGAGATATTACAGAGCAAATAGTTCCCAATATGACTTTGGGACAGATATTAGACTTACCAAGAAACACCAAGGGTAAATTATGGAAAATGACAGCAAGCCTTTTCAGACGACAGTTTCCTTTCATCTAGCGGGAATCGTACCAGTTGCTGGCCAACCGTTGGATTTTGATCTTGACGTGCCTGATTGTCTTATGCCAATTGCCCCCAACTATACACTTGTTGAACATGCCATTTATGAATGTGCGATGGCCGGCTGCGAAACTATTTGGCTAGTGTGCAATGATGATATAGCACCCCTGATAAGACATCGAGTGGGTGATTATATTCAAGACCCTGTTTATATTGGGAGAAAATCTAGATTCCCATCTACTGAAAGAATCCAGATTCCTATTTTTTATGTCCCCATACACCCCAAAGATAGGGACAAGAGAGATTGTTTATCGTGGTCTGTTATCCACGGCGCTCTGATCAGTTTAAAGGTTAGCTCTCAATTGAGCAAGTGGGTTATTCCTGATAAGTATTTTGTTTCTTTCCCATATGGAGTGTATCCTGTTGAGGAGTTGCGAGAACATAGAAAGCTAATTTCTTCTAAAAATAATTTTTATATATCTTATCAAGATAAGGACATATCGAATGATTTGTATTGTAGCTTTACTTTTGGTAAGGACGATTTTGTAAAGTATAGGAGAAACATTCGCAAAAAAGGGACTGGAATGTATACCACTGACGTAGTTGATGAGAGGGGCATACCCAGATCATTTCTTCCGGTAGAACAAAGATATTCCGCAAGGTTTTTTAAACCATCAGATGTTTTTACTGATTTGGACATCTCCACATCAGCAATTTTTTCGCCATCTAGTTTTCAAAATATATCTTCGTGGCAGGAATATCGCGAATATATGACCTCTGCGCTTTCTATGGAGATTAAACGCCCATGGAAGGGAATATTGAAATATAGAGAGTTTAATCCTATAGGCGTAGATGTCGTTGATAGCGAAAACTAGTTAAATATATAGAAAGACAGGAGGATTTACATGAACACAACAAAGAAAAACCCTAATTTCCCCTCACATGGGCGGAAAATAACCTTTTCGCAGATGCGAACTATTCGCTTGATAGCACTATTATCATTGTCATTGAATTGTTTTTTGTTTTTATGTTTGTGGATTTTAGAAGCTAGAGTATCCAAGTTGGAATCCAAACATGTTGATAATACCCCTTTAGAAATCAATTTTGGGTCGAAATAGAATACTTACTTATATGGAGCCAAAATTTTTCATAGGCCAAAATGTGGTTATAACCAAGAATGTTACCTTTCTTTTTGAAGATGTTGTCGTTCGTGCCGGAGAAGTCGGAGAGGTCGTGGAGCACGATTTTTTTGTTTTAGCGCCTGACGACGAACCAATGATAGACTATATTGTTAAGGTTGGAACTCGAACTTTGTTTTTTTATGTATTTGAGTTGGCCCCATACCCAACATTGGAGGATTAAGCTATGCTTTCTGGCTGTGCTTTGCGTGTCATTAAAGAATGTGAGCCATTGATTATTGGAGAAACCGTATATTGTATTGAAGATTGCCCCAAAAGGCAAATAATTAGGGTGTGGTGCAGCCGCACTGTATTTGGAGTCAATGAGGTAATCTTCAACTATGCAAGAAGAGAGTGCTTTAAAATTATTTAAAGTAGGTGAATTAGTTCAATATGTATCGTACTATAACGATCCCGATGGCCCGTGGAAAATGTTTGGCGATCTGGGCATCATTGTGTCTATTAGGGTTGTTGAGGATAAATACCAAGTTGTTAAAGTTAGGTGGTTTTCCGATAATTCTGAAATTGATATGGCACCAGAGTGTTTGATGAAAGTCAAAATTTCTGAAGATTCTGACTTGACAGGTGAACAATAGTTTGTTATAATATATAATATGGAGAAAATATGTCTTATTCTACAGAAGAAAGTCAATGGATGTTTGTAACCAGCACGATTAGAAAATTAAAAACCCTAAATCACTGGGTTATGACTGGGGAACCGCACAAGCAGCATATAAAGAATGCAATAAAGGAATTAGAAAAAGCTCAAGAAATCTTGCGAAAAAAGGTTGACAAAGACTAAGTTTCATGTTATATTATTAATATGAAACGTGGAGGTTTTATATGAATGATATTAAATTTGTGGGGTTGCATGCACATAGCGGCGTAGGTTCCCCATTTGATGGTTTTGGGTATCCCCAAGAACATATGGAGTTTGCCTTTAACAATGGCTGTGAGGCTCTCGCCCTAACAGATCATGGAAATATGAATGGTCTGGCATACCAGATACAACATGCCAAAAGAATGTTGGCTGATGGGAAAAACTTCAAGCCGATCTTTGGGGTTGAAGCCTATTTTATTAAAGATTTGGCGGAATGGAAGGATGAATTTGAAAAGCATAAACTAGATAAGAAGAAGGCGAGACAGATTGATGCCGACCAATCGGGCACTAATGTGGAAAACGAGGGCGCATCTAAAAGCAAAAGCCGTTCCTCGATCAATCGCAGCCGACATCTTGTCCTCTTGGCAATGAATCAAGAAGGTTTAAACAACATTTTCAAACTTATTTCGGAGAGCTATACCGGTGAATATTTCTATAGAAAGCCTCGAATCGACTACAATCTATTACGTAAGTATGGTGATGGCGTTATTGCTGCTTCTGCTTGTCTTGGTGGCGTATACGCTGGCTGCTATTGGGAAAAGCGCGATGAAGGCGAAGAAGCAGTTCTCGAATGTATGCGCGAGACAACCCAAACGATGCTCGACATCTTCGGAGACCGCTGGATCGGAGAGCTTCAATGGAACGCAGTGCCAGAACAGCACGAACTCAACAATTACATTATCCAAATGCACAAAGAGTTTGGCATCCCCCTGATTTCTACCGCAGATTCTCACTATCCTCACCCAACAGCTTGGAAGGATCGTGAACTTTATAAAAGACTTGGCTGGCTTGGTAAAGGCAAGCCCGAGTGGCTAGATATGAACCTCCCCCTTTCCGTTGACGAGATCGATTATGAACTCTATCCCAAGAACGGCAATCAAATGTGGGAGGACTACAAAAGATATTCTAAACAATGTGGAGTTGAATACGATGATAAACTTATACTGGATAGCATTCAAGAAACTCATAGAATTGCTTTTGAGCGTGTTGAAAGATTCGATCCTGATGTTACCGTTCGTCTTCCTGATTTTGTGGTTCCTGCTGGTTTTACTGCCGACGATTATTTAGAACGCCTATCTATCACTGGTTTAATTAATTTTGGAAAAACCAGCGGCAAAGATTTGGCAGAATATCACAAAAGATTGAAGCATGAGTTGGCCATCATTGCCGATCGTGGTTTTTCGAAGTACTTCTTGACAATGAAAGCAATCTCCGATAAGACCAATGAGATCCAATTAGCAGGTCCCGGAAGGGGTTCTGCCGCTGGTTCGCTGGTAGCATATGTCCTCGGCATTACACAGATCGACCCCATCAAGTATGGGCTTCTGTTCTCTCGTTTTATGCGCTCAGATGCCACCGATTATCCCGACATTGATTACGATGTGTCAGACCCAATGACGCTTAAAGCGAAGCTTATTGAAGAATGGGGAAGCAATACGGTTGTCCCTATTTCTAATTGGAACACATTACAGCTTCGCTCTCTCATCAAGGACATCTCTAAATTCTATGAGATCCCGTTCAATGAAGTCAACAACGTGACGAATAAGATGATGCATGAGGCAACCCCAATTGCAAAGAAGAAGCATGGCATCAAAGCCGGGGTCTATACTCCAACCTTTCATGAGGTCATGGATTACTCCGAGAGCCTTAAGGCATTTTTTAATAAATATCCTCAAGTCAAGGATCACGTTCAGGCATTGCAGGGCTCCTATCGCTCATGCTCCAGACATGCCGGTGGTGTTGTAATAGGTGAAGAACTGGACAAGTTCATGCCCCTTATAGCATCGAAGGGGGTTAGACAGACCCCTTGGTCTGAAGGCCAAAACGTTCGCCAATTAGAGCCAATGGGATTCATTAAGTTTGACATCCTTGGGCTCTCCACGTTGCGTATGATTGAGGATTGTATCTCTCGGATCTTGACACGTCACCATGGGATTGAGAACCCCTCCTTCTCTGACATCAAGTCCTACTACGATACCCACCTGCACCCGGATGCGATAGACCTACAAGACCAGCAGGTCTTTGAGAACATCTTTCACAAAGGCCAGTGGATCGGTGTGTTCCAGTTCACAGAGAACGGAGCCCAACGTTTTGCCAAAAAAGTTAAGCCCCGATCAATTATCGATCTCTCTGCTATCACTTCGATCTATCGACCCGGACCTTTGTCTGCTGGTGTTGACCGTGACTTCGCCGAAGCAAAGGAACAACCTCAGTATGTTGAATACCTCAACGACACTGTCCGCGAGATCACAGAAGAGACCTATGGATTCCTCATCTTTCAAGAACAGATAGCCATGCTTGCACACAAGTTAGGTGACAATTTGAGTCTGGATGAAGGGAACCTCCTCCGTAAACTACTTACAAAGAAGGGAACGGGGAAAGGGAATGAGGTCAAAGAAAGGATCTACAACAAATTCATCGAAGGATGTAGACATAAATGCATTCCGGAAAAGGAAGCAATCAGTCTCTGGAGAAATTTTGAGTATTTTTCAGGCTATGGCTTTAATAAGTCTCATGCCATTGCTTATTCTATTATCAGCTATCAGTGCGCTTATCTTTGCAATTATTATAAACCCGAATGGACCGCAAGCTTCCTCGACAGAGAACCAGAGACAAGAAAAGAAAAAGCAATAAACCTTGCTAAGCAGCATGGCTTCGCCATTCGAGACTTGAACATTAATACATCTGGCTATCGGTGGGATCTGGTGGATGACAAGACATTGGTCGCTCCACTGACAACGATCAAAGGACTTGGAGAGAAAGCAATTGAACAAATCATTGCCAATCGACCCTTTGTCAATGCTGAAGAACTCTTGTTCAATGAGAACATTGTCTACTCTAAGTTCAACAAAAAGGCAATTGATGTCCTTTGTCGGGCGGGAGCTATGACTGACCTTATTGATGACAGATTCACTGGTGACAAACACTTCTGGTCTGTGATATGCGTTGATAAACCAAGGAGCAAGAAGAAGCTCGATGAGAAGATCGAACTGTATCGACCCGAAGGTTCATTCACAGAAGAGGAGCGAATTGAGTATTTGACTGATTTAACCGGAATGTTTCCTTTTGCTTTGGTGATGACAGAAGACGTCAATCGCCGCTTAGGAGAACTTTACATTCCGCCCATCTCTGAGTTTGATAGGGACTTGGGAGTGTGCTGGGTCATTCCAAGACAGATTGTTAAAAAGAAGACTCGCAATGGTAAGCCATTCTATGTTGTGGATGTCATTGACGAGAACTCTGTGCAGACAAGAATTCGCTGCTGGGGTGTCGATCCCACTAGGGATAAGTTACATCGCAATCGTCCCTATATGATCCGCCCTGCGTACTCTTTGGACTGGGGCTTCTCAACCAGAGGTCCGATAAATAAAACTTGGAAAATGTTGGGATAAGTTATGAATTTTATACCTGATAGAAAAATATATAAAAATATCATTTCTGCCGAAGAAGCTGAAATTTTGATAGAGTTTGGTGAATTTTGGATACATCCCCTTTTTCTTTTCCGTGAACCCCGGCGACCTGACAAACCTACGTTCTTCCCCTCTGGCGATCATCAAAACTCATTTTATCTTGAGGTGGTTCCTGTTGTCATAAGAATCGTGAAAAAAATAGAAAACAGTCTAGGTGTAAGAGTGGTAAGCGAGCCAACGGAGGATGCATGCCCAAGAGGTATACGGCTGACATCTCATTGGGCAGTTATGAATTATAATGAGGGCAGCATTGTTCACTATGACACTGGGAGCGCTCAGCACATGCCTTGGTGCAACTTAAGTTGTTCAATATTATTATCAAACCCCGATTCTTTTACTGGCGGTGATGTTCATTTTGATGATGGAACTCTAAAGCCCACTGAGCACCATTTGAATGCATTGGTTTACAGCAGCATTGAGGCCGAGGCCCTGAACAAGCATTGGGTTGACGCTACCGATGGGGCAGACAGATGGATGATGTTGATGTTTTTTAAAGCCATTTTTTAAAAAATAATTTCAAAATTAACTTGACAAATCTATCAAACGTGTTATATTATATATGTTCAACGGAGGAATATATGAACGAACAAACAAGTAAAATTTTGGAACTTGCGGATTCTCTGAATCCAGAGAAGAACAAGGAAACACACATGAAGGAATACATCACTTCAGTTAAAGCTTTAGAAGATGCCATGGAGCCCTTTAAGGAGCAGAAGCGTGACCTTCGAAAAGAATATGACGATAATGGCTGGCTTAACAAAGAAGAACAGCGTATGGTCACCCGGGCATATCGACTGCTCAAAGACGACATTGACATCGGAGAGCTTATCGATATGTACGATGCATTGCGAGGTTCTAAATGATATTGGGATTATTGCTTGCCTGTGGGGAACAGGTCACAAGCCCCGAGCCCCTCTATTTGACAGAGGAGTATTATGACTGGACATGTCATGACTACGAAGACAGGTCAGAAATTATAGTTAGCACCAACACATGTGAAGATCACGAAACAGGCCTTTATTGGCTTATTGCCGAGTCACACCTTGTTGCTGGCGGGGGTTTTAAACGAAAGTTAGACAAAGCCCCCAATTGGGAAATTGACTGTCTGTATGAGACAAAGCTTCCACTTCTTGATGATTATTGTATTGAAGTGGGGGGTGTCACATTGACAGCCTACGTCGAACCAGCCACTTGGTCTGGTGCATTATTTGGAGATTAAAATGGAAGTTAAAATTAAAAAACTGCATCCAGATGCTATAATACCATCATATGCCAAGCATGGAGATGCTGGTATGGATATGTATGCCGCTTCTCAAGGGACAGCAGACAAGTATGGCAACATGGTATATCACACAGGCATTGCAATGGAGATTCCTTCTGGCTATGTTGGATTGATATATCCAAGATCATCTGTGTCAAAAACACCCCACTCACTAAGAAATCATGTTGGCGTTGTTGATAGTGGCTATCGCGGAGAAATTATATTTAAGTTTGGCTGGGTCGAATCTAGCTCACTTGATACACAAGTTTACGATGCTGGTGATCGCATCGGACAAATTATTATTATGCCCTACCCAAGAGTGGAGTTTGTCGAGGTTGATCGATTATCCGATTCCGACCGAGGTGACGGCGGGTTTGGGAGTACAGGCCAATGAATAGGCAACAAAGAAGAGAGCATGCCAGACAGCAAAAAAAACTAAAGGAAAAGCCAGAGCTTGAGCAAAAGTTGGGGTTGTTTGATAAAATGCCAGACCATTGTCTTGCTTGTCTTAAAGATTTTGACAAGAAAGATAAGACAATGGTCACTTCTTGGTCTGTAGTGGTTAGAGAGAAGGAAGGAATTGTCCGCCTCTATTGTCCAGACTGTTGGCAGAAGGCCAAAGATGTCGTGGAGGTATTGAAAAATGAGAATACTGATTGAATCTCACAAGGGAGACTTCAAACAGCAGGGGTGGTATATAAAAGAGAATGATACTGGCTTCTGGGCATGCCTAAGTCCTGACTCAGATGTAGAATTTAAATTCCCATGGAATTTGTTTTCATTTAATAAATTGGAGGAAAAATGATTGAAGACGCACCAAAACACAACCCACAAAAGAAAGTGTGGGAGAATGCAGGTATTTTTGATACCTATCACGAGGCCAGAGCAAAGGCTGAATTGATGAAGTCGGAGACCAAGATCCGTCGTTGTGGTCCCGCTGGCACAAAATTTAAAATTAAACGAGTTGTGAAGATGCTGGGGGATGGATGAGATCAACAGTTACGTTTGATGATGTTCTTATAGTCCCTCAGTATTCGGAGATAGTTAGTAGAAAATCAATTGATATTGCCAGCATCCTATCTCCCAATGTGGTTTTAGATTTGCCTATCTTTGGAGCGCCAATGGATACTGTTACGGATCCCTTTATGCTAAACACAATGAACAGCCACGGCGCTTGTGGGATAATGCATAGATATAACTCAATCTATGAGCAAGTATCATCGATAAAGAGAGTTACTGGAACAAAAGCAGCAGCCATTGGTGTGACTGGGGATTATCTAAATAGGGCAATCAAGCTGGTTGAGTCTGGCGTCGAGATCATTTGTGTCGATGTGGCTCATGGTCACCATGCACTTGTCCGTCATGCGATAAAGACACTGAGAAACACATTGGGGTATGATTTACACATCATGGCTGGCAACGTGGCAACCCTTGAAGCCTTTAATGATTTGTCTGACTGGGGCGCCAATTCTATTAGAGTTGGAATCGGCGGAGGGTCAATATGTTCTACCCGAATCCAAACTGGCCATGGCATCCCCACTTTGCAGTCTATTATTGACTGTTCTTTATCAGATAGACCAGCGAAATTAATAGCCGACGGTGGCCTTAAAAGTTCTGGGGACATGGTAAAGGCCATCGCCGCCGGCGCTGATTTTGTTATGGCTGGCTCCTTGTTGGCTGGAACGCTTGAGTCTCCCGGAGAGACAACCTTGATCAATGGATCAACTTATAAAAAGTACCGTGGCATGGCTTCCATTGAAGCCCAAATCGATTGGAGGGGGCACTCTTCTTCTGAAGAAGGTGTTTCACATATGATGCCTTATAAGGGGTCTGTAAAAAAGATTTTAAAAGAGCTAGAAGCTGGAATTAGAAGTGGCTTTTCATATAGCGGCGCACTAAATATTGTAGACTTTCAAGCGAAAGCTAAATTTGTAAAACAAAGCTCGGCTGGCTTATATGAAAGCCGAACCCACATCAAGGATCGCTTTTAATGAACAAGGTCAAGAAAAACAAAAAGATAGTTTTCGACGACACAGATATCAGGCATGCCAAGTTGAAGATAAGACTCCAACACGACGGCCTTTCACAGGCCGAATTTTTTAGAGCTTTTGTTACAGCTTACATTGAAAAGGACAGGGATATAATAAAATTTATTAATAAGTACAAATTGGATAATAAGAAACAAAGTAAAAAAGCTATCAAAACAACCCAAAAGGATATCGAATCTGGGTTTGTGAAGATGGAGCAGTTCGGAATTGTCGATGGCGAAATCGAGGATATTTTCGATCTTATCGCAAGTGAACACCCAGATTTGTAAAAAAACCATTTTTTTGGTGTTTTTCTTGTTCTGGAGCATATTTATAGTGAATAAACATTTTAAGGAGTTTATATATTATGGCTAAGAAAAAACTTTTAAGCGAAGCACAAATCCGTCGCTTCATGGGTCTTGCAGGCATGAAACCTATGGTTGTCAGCAATGTCATCCAAGAGATGGGAATGTCTTATGAAGCAGAAGAAGACCCAGCAGATATGGAAGCTGGCGCTCCACCCGCTGCCGAAGACCCCGCTGCTATGGCAGGTGAAATGCCCGGCGATGAAATGCCCGGTGATGAAATGCCCGGAGAGCCAGAAGGCGACATGGAAGTTTCTGTCGATGAGAAAGACATTGAAGAATTGGAAATGGCTTTTGACAAGGTGATGTCTGCACTGAAAGGTGAAGAGCCAATGGAAGAGCCAATGGAAGAACCAATGGAAGAGCCCCCAATGGAGCCTGTCGAAGAACCGCTCGAAGAGCCTGTCGAAGATGAAGAAGCGGCAATGGATGATGAGCTAGCTGAGGTCAGCCTTCAAATGTCTGAAGAAGAAATTGTTCAAGAAGTTGCCCGCCGTGTAGCCAAAAGAATTCTCAAAGCAAAGCGAGCCAAGAAAGCTTTAGATGAAGCCCTTGGTAAATAATAATTAAAAAAATAAAATTTGTTACACTAAAGAGAGTGAAAAAGGCAGGCCATGATCTGCCTTTTTTATTATGGAGGAAATATGTTTTGGATGCAAATCTTTTTAGCCTTTACGGTCGGAATGATTGTATGTAAGTTGTTCGGCGGCCTTTTGTCCTTGGGTTATTCGGCTTTTTTGTTTCAAAAAGTGCATGACGATTCATTGAGAATCATGGGAACTATTTGTCAGGATCTGTCTGAGGTACATCATTTAAAACTTTTGGAACTTCGAAGGATGGGAAAGCCGGAAGAAGAAATAGAGATCGCCCGAAATGTTTCTAATTATCATTTAAACTCAATTCGAGCCACTATAGTTCGCAATTTCATATCGACTTTTCCCAAAGCCCAATCTCATATTTTAAGGTTTTCTGATTGGGAATCTGCGATGCAAGAATTAGATAGACTAATTAAGAAAGAGAAACAAAATAAATTTAATAAATAAGAGGGCAAAATGTCTAAAAAAATTAAACTGGAAACCGAAGAGGATTCCGCAAAAGAACAAGATCAGGACGCAGACGAATCGGCAGCAATCGCAGGTTTGCTTTCAAGCTTAGAAAGGCCTGACATGCGCAGCATGGCCTTGTTTGGAGAAATCGATGAAGAAAAGGCCTCTGACATTTGTGTCGGCCTTCTTCTATTAAGTAAAAACAGTGATGAAGAGAAGCTTGGTCCCATTAACTTCTATATATCAACTTATGGTGGCAATGCTGATGACATGTTTTCCATAATTGATATGATGGATATTGCAAAGCGAAATTGTGAAATCCGCACCTACGGCCTTGGAAAGGTTATGTCAGCAGGTGTCCTTTTGTTGGCCAATGGAACACCGGGCAGCCGCTATGTTGGCAAACATTGCCGGATTATGATTCATTCATGCAATGCAGGATCTGTTGGAGATATTCATAATTTAAAAAATGAAATGGCCGCAATACAACACCAGCAAGAACAATACATCAACGCGTTGGTAGAAGTATCATCACTCACCAAGAGGCAGTTGAACCGTCTTCTTGACAGAAAGGTTAATGTTTATTTAACAGCCACTGAGGCAATTGAGTATGGTATTGCTGATGAAATTATGTAGGAGATAAATTAATGGCAATTGATAGAGAATTTTACAACGAAGCCTCAGCCGCAAAGCTCGGCTGGGAACCCGAGTGGTTTGGTGTATCAACACACGACGACAGACTCACCAGAGCTATTCGCAAGTTTCAAAAAGACAACGAACTGACTGCCGATGGCCTCTGTGGCCCATCTACTTTTCGTAGAATCTGGACCCATCGAGAGTCAAATATAGATGACTATCGACAACCCTATGTTGTCGAGAAAGAAACCTCAGTCATTGTTCACAATGGCAAGTTCTTTCCAATTGAATGGCCTCGGGTTGTCCTGTGGTCAGAAAACCCATCCGGCCTCGATGCCAAAGAGGGAACCTATTCTTCTTATGCCGGCCACCCTGACAGGAAGCCCAGTTTCTTCGTTACACATTGGGACGTATGTCTTAGCAGCAAGTCGTGCCAATCTGTGCTTGCGAAGCGAGGAATCAGCATCCACTACATGATTGATAATGATGGTACAATTTACCAAGCATTGGACACCCAACATGCCGCATGGCATGCCGGAGGGCGCAGGTGGAACCATAGCTCCATCGGGGTCGAAATAAGTAACGCATTTTCACTGAAGTACCAAAAAACATATATATCTCGGGGGTTCGGAGAGCGCCCAGTAGTCACAGATGCCCGTGTACATGGAACCAAATTAAAGCCGCACTTAGGCTTCTATCCGGTACAAATTGAAGCCTTGAAGGCATTGTATAAAGCCATTCACGGAGCTACGGGTATCCCGTTGGAAACCCCACTCGACAGCAATGGTGATATGTTAACGAAAGTGTCCTCAACTGCGAAAGCAAACAAATTCAAGGGCTTCTTATCGCACTTCCATCTCACCAGAGGCAAGATCGATTGTGCAGGTCTTGACATCCAAAGGCTTTTAGAGGAGATCAAGAATGATCAATAAGTTAAGCGAACTAGACAAGCTAATCACAGAAGTCATGAGTATGAGGGGCGTGGTTGCAGAGAAGGAGATGGCCACAAAAGATATTGACTTCGACCAAGAGGAAAAGCAACTTACAATCAAACTGCCGCAGTTCCGAATCACAGAGGATTGGGGAACCAAAGAGGGAAGACCCGATGTAATAAAAAAATTCTTTTCCAAAGTTGAAGGGGACACACTTGAGGCCAAAATCAAATCTTTGAACGATTTTGTTACCAATTGCGATGAAGAGTCGTGCATTAACGATGTCTCTGCTCCACAAGTTTTAACAAATCTCGTGACACTGGACATCTTGGCATCAATCATTCATCAATTCGGCCCTTCGCCTGCTGGCTTCTTGTTCGAAGCATTCTTGGCAGCCCTTGTGAGCGGCACTCAAATCGTTCCTGATAAATCAATTTCCACTGAAGACATTATAAATAAAGATGGCCAACCAATAAGCATTAAATTATTAAAGAAGGATGGTTATGTTCACGGCAGCTATAAAGACCTCGCCGCAGCTTGGACCCAAACCGGCCCAGATAAAGAAAAACCAGTTGTACAGGAAGCCGGAGAAGCATGGGACGGCACAATGAAATATCTTGTTGTCAACAAGTTGGGCTCCGAAGATGAACTGATCCTTCAGTGGTATCTGTTTCCCGTCACTAAGGTGCTTATGGCCGACATGCTAAAGGCAACAAAGTCCTCCGGCAAAAAAGGCCGCTATGCCGATATACACGGAACCCAATTCCGAATTAAAAAGGAATACTATAAGCAATTCCCCCTTGCCACGCTAAACATTGGATCACGATCCAATATTGTTGAAATAGCCAGACGATACGCAGACAAGCTTGGAGATTCAATGTTTCAAATTTATTCATTGCTTGATTCTCTTGGCAACAACATTAACAACTACTTCTTAGACCAAGACACCAAAGCAGCGAAACTCGCCGCCGACCAAGCAGAAGATCTCAAAAAAGCAATAGAAAATTATTAACTTTTTACTTGACAAAACATCAAAATGTGTTATATTATATAAGAACATGGAGGATAAGTGAAACACTATCAAAATGGACAAGAACTCAATGTAAAGATTTTAAGAGGCATTGATATTCTTGCAGACAATGTGGCATCCACACTTGGACCAAAAGGCCGCAATGTGATCCTATATCACAAAGAAGAAAACATTCCCGTTATTACCAAAGATGGTGTGACGGTAGCAAAGTTTGTCGAGCTTGAAGATCCCTTCGAGAATGTCGGAGCGCAGATCATCAAGCAAGCAGCAGCCAAGACGAACGAGACAGCAGGTGATGGAACAACCACCTCCACCGTATTGGCCCGAGGCATACTTAAAAAAGCACAAAAATACCTTATGGCTGGGGTGTCGCCTATTGAGCTTAAGCGAGGTATTGATCTCGCAGTGGCTGCAATCTGTACCAATTTGAAGGAAATGGCAACCCCAATTCAATCAGAGGAAGATATAGCACACATTGCAACCATCTCGGCTAACAATGATAAAGTTATTGGTACACTGGTTGCAACAGCAGTTGATAGAGCGGGTAAGGATGGCTCGGTGATAGTTGAAGAGGCCCGTTCACTTGAGACGAGCTTGGATCTTATTGAAGGATTTCGTTTCGACTCAGGCTATGCAGCTACTGCGTTCATTACGAATGAGCGTAGTGGAACAGTTGAATATGAGACTCCGATGATTCTAGTGACGGACGAGAAGCTTGAACGTGTTGACCAAATTCTACCAGTCCTTGAATTAGCATCCCGAGAAAATCGCCCTCTTCTGGTTATTGCGTCTGATATTGTGGACCAAGCCCTCGCCGCTCTTATTATGAATGCGGTTCGTGGAACGATGAAAGTGGCTGCAATTAAAGCTCCACGTTATGGCGAAGAAAGACGCTCAATAATGAAAGATCTCTGCCTTTCAACCGGAGCCACTATGATTACCCGAGAAAACTCGTTAACCCTAAAAGATGTTAAATTAGCACACTTTGGAGGGTGTAAAAAGGTATCTGCGGATAAAGGCTGGACAACAATAGTTGGAGGTAAAGGAAACTATGATGAGATCGATAAGAAGATTGAAGCACTTAAAACAGAAATTCAACAGACTGAATCACTCAAAGCTTGTGAAAGAATACAGGAACGGATTACAAGACTTGCGTCTGGCATTGCTGTTATTCGTGTTGGCGCTGCTACTGACGTTGAAATGATTGAAAAAAAGCACCGCATCGATGATGCACTTGAAGCAGTCCGCTCAGCCCAAGAGGAAGGGATTGTCTCTGGAGGTGGTACTGCCCTACTCCGGGCCGTCCGTGATCTCATGGTCGAGACAGAGAATGAGGAACAAAATTTGGGCGTTAAGATAGTTTTCGAAGCCATCGAAGAGCCACTAAGACAAATGTGTCTTAATGCTGGAGAGTCCCCGGATATTATCGTTGACAAGGTAAAAAGCCTAGAGTTTGGCTGGGGTTACGATTTTGCGTCTGGTCAGGTCAAGGACCTATATCTAGCTGGGATTATCGATCCGGTCAAGGTTACACGATGTGCGCTGCAAAATGCCGCCTCAGTGTCATCAACTTTAATCACGACTAACCATGCGATTGTTTGCCAGTAGCACTATTTATTATTGCTATGACCAATGACCACCATCAAGAACTTAGAGAGATAATTTTAGACCTCAAGAACGATATTGAGCGCATGGCAGAACGTCAATCCGGCATGATCGACGACGTTAAAAAAATCAAAGAAGCAATATATAATCCTGACCAAGGACTCTATGCAAGAATAAAGGCATTGGAACAATGGAAAGAGTCCTCTCAAAAGGTGACTTGGGTTATTATGACAACTGTTTTGGGTCTAGCAACAACAACTATTTACAAGTTTATCGTTGGATAAACTTGACAAACACTTATAAATGTGTTATATTATTATTACTTACACCTTGGAGGTTTTATGAGAGTAAGAGTTACACACGGCATCGAACTGAGTCAGGTGCCAAACAAAATTAAAGAAATGGTACAAGAGATTGTTAATGAGCTTGGCAATAGTCTTGAAAGCTTGGAAGCTTCAGCCATGTTAAGCAACGATCTTGCTTATTTGCCCGCTGTAGTGGATATTCTTGATAGGGTTCGAAAGAATCTAACGGAAGTAGATCAAGCTCTAGCTGATTCTCACGCCATATCAAGCGGCCTTGTTAGGCATTTGAAATCGCTTAACGCGCCTTCTGAAAGTGCCACCAACGTTGCGCCTTCTGAGGATGAACTCAAAGCTATGAGTGAAATGTTGGCAGACGTAGGAGACAAGATTGATGCAATCAACCAAGAATCTGATGTTCATCAAGGGTGATCTTGTGCATGTGCCACAATCGGCCATACTGTATGGATCATCATCACCCAACTTAAAAATATATGTCATCAAGAAGCCAATGTTGGCTATTTTCATGGATTATAAAAACGACGGAATGTCTGAAATAGTAATGGACGGACAAAAGTGGTTGGTCAAAAATAAAGAAATATTTTCAAACAAGGAAACATTATGATGTTAGTAGAACTCGTGCAGATTAAAAAAAGACAAGGGCGACACTATCTAAGTAAGATTTATTTAAATCCTAGGCACATAGTATATATAAGTGAAGATGTGGGAACCAAGAACACAATTAGTGAAAGCAACGATCTTGGATTGGTTCCAGAGACATCCTTCAGCATTATCCGCTTAAATGATAATGGCCTGCACAGTGAGATTAGTGTTGTTGGCGATCCTCAAATGATTGAGGGCAAGATATTTTTTAAAAAAAAGCGAAATATTCTAAGGGGGTGACATGAGATATTTTGAAATTTATGCTTGGACGGATTGTCCTTATTGTAGTGATGCCAAAGCCCTTCTGATTGAGAATGGTGAGCAATTTTTATTTTGCTGCATTGACCAGTCAGAGATGTTGCTTCAACATATCAAAACAAAGTGGGGCTGGCAAACAGTTCCTTTGATCTTAGAGAAAAACACCACCAATGAAGATGTTATATTTGTTGGTGGTTTTACTGATTTGCAAAAGCATTTGGAGAACAAATGAGAGTTAATAAACCATGGGGTCATGAGATCCGCTGGGCGCTGAACGAGAAGTATATTGGAAAGCTGCTTAGAATCGAACCGGGACAAAAACTATCAAGACAATATCATCAAGAGAAAGATGAGACTATTTATGTTCTTGATGGCGTTCTTGTTCTTGAGATTGGCTCGAAAGAAGACATGATTAGAATCATAATGCACCCGGGCTCATATCGTCGTATAGAGCCGGGAACTATCCACCGTTTCGCCGCACCATCCGACGGATGTACATTGATTGAGGTTTCAACACCAGAAATTGATGATGTGGTTAGACTTGAAGATGACTATGGTCGAGTATAATAATTAACTACTATTTAGTATTATGAAACTTATAATGGAAAACTGGAGGAGCTTCTTAAAAGAAGATAGTACTCCGCTTGTTGTTATTTATTTTGGTGGTTTCAAGCCACCACACAAGGGTCATCTCGCTGTTGTTGAGGAGTACCTCTCAATGCCCGAGGTTGAACGTGTTTATATTCTGTTCGGCACATCCCCACGCCATTCAGCCGATCGATCTCTCTATCTTGATGAGACTCATTCGCAAGCTGTTTGGCATTTATTTTTGGATTCTCTATCTTCGGATAAAGTAACAGTGCTTCCACCAACATCGGGAAATACTATGGTCGCAGCAGCGGAACTCGCATGGCTACCAGAGCTATCTGGAAAGCGAATAACTGCTGGCTATGGAGCTAAAGAGCCGAAGTATGGCCAATCGTTTATCCGTGTTGTTGAGTCTCTTGCTGAAGAAAAGGGACAACCTCTGGCGATCCCCGTGGCAACACCAAGCTCGATAGATGTTCCGGGGGTATCATCGACTAAAATACGGGAGGCTCTCGTTCAGAAGGACATGAAATATTTAGAACAAGCTGTCCCCGCTGGTGTTTCTGTCGAAGAATATATAAATATTTTAACTTAATTCTTGACAAGATAGAAGAAACAGGTTATACTATATATTATAGAGGGGGCGTAATGGTTTCGACAGGGTAGAACTCGGAGGACGAGTGCAGGTAGGTAAGATACAACCTTAAAAGTTCAATTGCAATAACTGCAAACAATAATTATTATTTCGAACAAGCCTTAGCTGCTTAATCGGGTGGCCGTCCCGAGCCATCTAACCAAGAGGGACAAAACAACAGACAAGTTGTAAAAATCAAACAACTCGGTGCAATAGGACAGTAAGCATCGTTTCACAACTGTCTACCTTTGTTAGTTTGTGATAGTAAACTAACTAAACCTGTGAATGACTCTATTCTAAGCTACTGTGGACGAGGGTTCGACTCCCTCCGCCTCCACCATTTAGGAAAATAAGTTATGAGTGATGCAAAATTAATATTTGAAAACTGGCGCGGCTTTCTTAATGAAAGAAAGTCAGATGCCCTTTATAAAGCGATAGTCGATTTTTTTGTCGATGTACTCTGGAAACCAAAAAATTTTAGAGTCTCATATGTACCAGCCGGTGAACCAATAAAACACTGGAGCCGCGATGACAAGGACTGGTGGCAAGCCTTTCATACAGGCGAGCCCCTTAGAGCCCCGGGAAGTGAAAACGAAAAACACGCCGCTATGTATGGAGATGTTATAGCAGATGAGGAATATCTTTACAAGAGATATTTAGAGATTCTTGCGGACAACAATGTCACAGATGATCCGATTTTCTCAGATTGGTCAAAGGGCGGCAACCCGTATCGCGCACCGGCGCACCCTGATTTTGTCTACGCTATCAATAAATTTCGTTTCCGGGCTGTTTACAGAGATCCTACCGGCAACTCCGGCGGTTCAATGTCTGATAATGGTCGTATGACACTATTTCATTATGGACGGATTGACGGTGTTGATGACAACGAAGCCTTCTTGAGACTAAAGGAGAAATTTCGAAGCACATTGGATCATGAAATAGTTCACTACATAAATTCTGTTAGGTCGGGATTTGTCCGTACTCGTTCAGTCGGGGGAGAAAAACAATATGATACTGGCTCTCAAGAGTATGTAGACTCCACAGAGGAAATGCAAGCAAGGCTGATTGAAGCGTTTAAAAGATTTGAACGTCTGCCTGATGTCCCCGAGCGGCGATGGACAACAAAAGAAGAAGGCGGATGGTGGAAAACTTTTAAAAATTGGATTGGCATGGGCTACGATCCCTACGACCTTAGTAAAGATAAAGACAGAGATGGCCTCGCAGACCACCCCAGCCTCAAACGTAAAGGCAAAGAAAGATGGTATCTAACGCTTTACACAGGAAGTATTAGATGGTTTATCAAGCAGTGGATTGAAGTCTTTTATGCCGAGGGAATAGAAAGATATTATCTTGAAAATCACACCAAAGAGAACCAACAAAGACTACTTGGCAGGGTTTATCAATATGCCAAGGATTTGAAAGACAGCAGGAATTATAAAAAATGGGTTGAACAAGAAGAGCGCATGAGAGCCTCAATTGACAAAGCCTTTAAGACTAACAAGGAGACATAACAATGACAGAGATATTAGCATCGAAAAACTTTAGTTTGTTTTGTGCTGTTTTAAACGGCGCGTTTGCACTTCAAGCGTTCCTTATTGGCAGTTGGTTATGGGGCGGATTCTGCTTGGCCTTCTGTGTATTATGTTCGAACAATTATCGAAATGCGGAGAAGCAGTGAGCCCCGGAGACAGAGTGAGAGATTTGATTCGTGGGAGACTCGGCACCTCTAAAGGCCCCGTATTTCGTTATGGTGTGCATTGGGTTTTGGTCGAGTGGGACACCGGCCCTGACTCCATTATTCTGGAGCACTGTCTGGAACTATTCGACCAAAAGGAGAATGATTGGGACTGTACACCCTTCGGTGAACAAAGATAAATAAATGCAGGTGTAGCTCAGTTGGTAGAGCATCACGTTGCCAACGTGAATGTCGTGGGTTCGAGCCCCATCACCTGCTCCATTTTAAAAAAGGAGGATTGAATGAAAAAGATTATTCATGTCAACCAGCATAAAATTCGCAAGAATACAAAACATGGAACTGACGAACCAGTTCTTACTGTTAAGACTTACAAAGAAAACAACTATGCCCACGAAGCTATAATGAAAACGAAAGATGGTGCCACAATCGGCAAAGTAATATATAGCCCTCACAAACCACTAAGCTGTGGAGCGAGGGTGTGGATTGAATTGGATACTGATGTTATTGATGTGGATCTAATTGTAAGAGGTGAAGATGTTTAACTTATTATATTTATTGGCCTGTTCACCAGAAATCGGTCTGATTGGTTACAGAGACAAACAACAAGATAGCAGTGCGGTGCAAGATACTACCACCACTACGGAACCTGCCGGAGAGCCCTCCCCCCCTGATACCTCCCTACCCCCAAGGGAGGGGGTGTCTGGATATATATATTGGAAGCTTCAACAGGTCGCTTGCCCTGCTTGCGTTGGTCAATCTCATGAAATCGCAATAGATTTTAAAGCTGAATTCCACCAACCGATTACAGATTCACATGTTGGTTGGATACCTGAACCTTCAGAGTGTACTCAGAACTTATTTATAACCAATCCCTCAACCATACCTGAGAGTGTAGGTTCCAGCCTAACGCTACAGGGGAACATTCATTCGTTCACAGTGCCAATGACAGGCCAAGCCCAATATGAAACACAGCAGATATATGAGACACAATATGAGCGTGATACAATCTACAGCCTGTATGGTGATGGGGTCAATACCACATTCACTTCGTCTCATGGGTTTGATTATATTGAACCCTTTAATATGTTATATGTTGATCCGTCATATGCTTTTGACGCTGCAATAAGCCGCACTGGTATGACATTCTTTTGGGGTCCGAGTGGGACCAATCACAAGTTTATGATTACAGTTTCTGTTTATAGTCAAGATGGCTCTCAATTCCTTGGTTATGTAACTTGTGTGGGCTCTGACGTTGGCTATATGACAATCTCAAGCCAGTATCTTTCTTCATATCCAGTTTGGTCGTTGGTCGCAATTCACCTTGCGAGACACCAAGTTGATCTTATTGAGACGGATTTATTTAATTCTTATATTGAATCTCACATGGAGTGGGAAGTGGTAGGAACAGGGCACATTGAATAGGAGAACCAATGCCAAAAAAATCATTAGATAAAAAAAGCGACATCGGTGTCATGGATCGACAGAAGAATGAGATGGAGCCACCCAAGAAGTACAAAGTTGTCTTCCACAATGATGACTACACTTCGTTTCAATTTGTTGAACAAGTGTTGATACAACTGTTTCACAAATCAGCCACAGCGGCCAGATCCATTGCCAAATCAATACATCACTCTGGGAAGGGTATAGCTGGTGTCTATTCCAAGGAGATCGCTGAAACCAAAGCCCACCAAGTCAACCTTGCTGCCAGAGCACAGGGATTGCCCCTGCTGGCGGAGATTGAACCGGAATGAATCCTATTTTGAAGAAAATTTGTTTAGTTTGTGTATTCATAAATATATATCTTATGTTCTTCAATATCATGATTGAGGCCGAATGGTACGTTCCTTTCATGAACTTTCTATTCGCAGGGCTGTGTTGGTACTCATATGACAAGTCATGATAAAGATTACGTCCGACTAATAATATCGGATGTGCATCTTGGGAGTTACTATTCAAAAGAAGCCAAGCTGCTCTCCTTTCTCAAGACCGTTGAATTTGATGAATTGGTCTTAGCTGGGGATATTATTGACTTCATCAAGATACCTCAGTTCACCGAGACAACAATAAAGATTTTTGATTATATATCAAAGCTGAATAAAAAAATAATATATGTTGTCGGCAATCACGATATTGCATTTGAGAAGTTCATCGGCAAACAGTTTGCCCACATTGAGTTTGTCTCTCAGTATGAGTTTGAATATGGGAACAGATCATATAGGATTCAACATGGCGATCAGTATGAAACTGGACTGATACACTGGAGATTTACAATGAAAGTGGTCTCTGTGTTTCACGATATGTTGGAGAGATTCTTTAAAAGAAACCTCGCAGCCCTTCTTGTAAAGATGTTTGTTAAGAAGAAGAAGATCAAGCGTATCTGGAATCTCATCCAGTGGAATGATGATGTTGATGTCTTCATCATGGGACACACTCATATTCCTGAAGTGGTCATCTGGGTAGACCAGAGCGAGAATATAAGAACCTATGCCAACACGGGAGACTGGGTTGAGCACACGACATATATCATTCTTAAAGACGGAAACCTGCGATTGAAAAAGTATGAATTGTCCCAATCTGGCGACACACCACCTTAATGAAATCTCGCTGCTATTTAATTGCAAACAAGGAAAGAAATTATGTCTTTATCAATAGTATTTGGTGCTATTGGTTTTTTTTTGGCAGCATTTTCTGTCATTGGAAACGATAGCGCACAAACACTTGGAACTTTTATAAGCTCCAACAACAAAAAGGTTAAGTGGTATTGGATGTGGGCTTTTGCATCTGTCATTCTGACTGCTACCCTCCTATCGGGGTGGGTGCAAGGTGACATTGCATTTGGCCGCCTGAATAAGATTCCACTTCCCGATCAATTTCAGTGGTATCACGCTATGGCTCCAGCATTGTTACTGGGGCTTACTCGTTTTGGAATACCCGTTTCGACGACACTCTTAACTTTAAGTGCCTTTTCGAGCGGCATTGTGTTGGAAAAGATAATCATGAAATCGGCCATGGGCTATGCGATAGCTGCTGTGGCTGCATATGCCATTTGGATGGTCATGTCGAGGTATCTAAATGAAAAGGAAAAGGTGAGCGAGAACAAGAGAAAGTTTTGGGCTATAGCTCAATGGTTTTCAACAGGTTTCTTATGGTATATGTGGTTGTCGCATGACATCGCCAACGTCTTTGTTTACCTACCAAGGGACGGCGTTTCGTTGCAGATGATGTTAGGTGTAATTGTTATTCTGGTTATTGGTTTGGCTCACCTGTTCTACAATCGAGGAGGAAAGATCCAAGAAATTGTCCTCTCCAAGAGTGGAACCCGCTTCATCCGATCAGCTTGTCTCATTGATTTATTTTATGCAATGGTTCTCTGGTATTTTAAGATATACAATGATATTCCAATGAGTACCACATGGGTCTTTGTTGGCCTGTTGGCTGGTAGAGAGTTGGCAGTGTATCGAATATTCAATAAGGACAAAGAAGTTAAGGTCATCTTCCCAGTACTTGTTGATGACTTCTTAAAAATTATGTTAGGTCTTGCACTTAGTGTGGCTGTAGTCACGGGTGTAATCTATTTTGATTCTTTGTGAATAAGTTAAGCCCCGCGTCGTTATTTCGGGTCAAAGTGTTAAGCTTTGGCCTTTTTTACTTTCCTTTCTATAGTTATTAATAGGGGGGAGTTATGAAATGTATTTTGGGGGATTACTTTTAAGTTTGTTGATAAGCTGTGACGTAAGGATCACAGAAGACCCGTTTTCAATAGACATTCAGTCGCAATCAGTCTGCCGCTACAATCCAAAGGGATTAAAGCAATCGATGAAATCTTCGGTGCAAATATCTTTTATGGTTGGTGGAGAGCAAGTTGGCAAAGCATCGGGCAACTATTTCAAACATCGTGGGAACACTTTTGTAATCACCGCAGCCCATGTGGCTGATGCCGCCGAACAATCTGATCTTGTGGTGAACGAAAGGATTGGTATTGGATATTCGGAGGTGGACATTGTCTACACCAACGAGATTCATGATCTGGCTATACTTAAACTCAAGAGTGACTTGGCCACTGTTGATCCTATAAAGTGGCGCAGGAAGGATCGGTGGGAGCTTGACATCGGTGAGCCTTTGTATTACACTGGTCATCCAATGGACTTGGATCATATTTCATTCAATGGTTCGGTTGCCAAGATTTATCAAGAAACAATTGTGATGCAGGGATTTGCCTATATGGGATCATCCGGCTCCGCAGTATTTGACAAGAGAGGGAGAGTCGTTGGGGTCATCTCCGCAATAAAGTTTGACGTTCCGGGCGGCGCATTTCCACAGCTTCTTCCAAGCGTTGTAATGATTGGGGGCATAAGTGTGCTGCATGATGGAGAGCTTCACAGCCTCTTGGAGGCTGCTGGTGAATGAAGTGGAGATTTAAGATTGGCACCCTTTTAGAAGACTCGGGAACCGTCGGTGTAGTCTCAGCCCACTTACCTTTGGGTTGTGAAACATTTGAAGGATTTGCAAAAATCAATTGGAGAAATAACTATGAAATAGTATATGCAAATCAGACTACTTATATAATAGGGGCTTCCGCCCTCCACCGATTAGTTGACTCTGGTCAAATAAATTTATTAAAACTTCCTTATAAAACTTGACAAGAGATAGAAAATTGGTTATATTATAGACACGCTGGAGAACAAATGTTACTGGAAAAGGAAAAAGGAATTATAAAATCCATCGGCCCATTTGAGAGAGCCAAGACAAACTTAGAAAGGTTTGCGTGGAATTTTATGATTGTTTACACGGTGTATAACATTGTGAAAGCTTATGAATACATCGAACAGGGTGAAGAGGATAAGCTAAAACTCACCAAAATAACGGCTGATACCACCCTACAGGGGGTCTTTCACCTTATTTTGGAAAAGAACAATAATGTTTGGGATTGACAATGTTCGGAGAGTTACACCAATTCTTGTCGTTTGACAGCAGGAATGAAAGAAGAGAATATTGGCTTGGAAGGCTTGTGCAAGCAAAATCGCCCATAAGGATCGATTTGTTTAACTTTTTGCCACAAGATATTCTTGGCTTAGTAATAGATTTGGAGGAATCAAATGGATCTAATTATGTATTGGTTGTTAGGTGGACAAATGGTCTTACCTTTCCCTGTTATCAACACAGCATTTATTCACATGAAGAAGGAAAATAAAATGACAAAGTCTAAACACACAACAAAGGCCACTAAAAAAGAGATTAAAGGTGGTTTAATGACTCTGGCAACAGAAAACACCCCCAATAGGTTCAATGTCAAGTTTGATAGCGATGGCTCCGGCCCTTGTGCGGTGCTGATGGTCGAAAGAGACAAGGGGGAGGATTCCAATGGACGCTCCCCATTTAATAGCTGGACAATGATGCCAGCGAAATATATGGGCTGGCGAGTTGTTTTCTTGCATGTTCCACATGGATATATTGACACATTTTATGATGCCGATGGTAATTATAAAGTGACAGCAGACGCTTAACGGACATTTTCTGTCCTCGACAATCTGGTTGAACAGGTTATATTATTAATACATTGGAGGTCAAATGAAAAAAGAAAACAATGAAATTACTATCAAGATTAACGTGTCTGATGCCATGCTTTCAGCAATAGCGAATGTTTTGGTCATGACGAGTTCGCCCAAGCTACCACAAGCTCTTATGACACTGAAGTCTACTACTACCCTGCCCCCCTCACCCCCCTTGGGCTTCCGAGCAAAAGGGGGTAATTAGCGTGTTTAAATACGCTCACGGAGGCGTGGTTAGGTGTTCATTCTGTGGCGTAAGGGGGCATAATATACGATCTTGTAAAGATGTTGTTATAGCAGCAACTGATGAGGACAATATATCTTATGACGCACAACAGGTTTATAAAGCCAAGTCCGAGTTGGCCAAGCGAACTGCTCCAAAGTCCAAACAGGTGAACCAAAGAGGTAAACCTCGTTGCGGTTTTTGCCGATCCACAAAGCACAATAGAAAGAATTGCCGAAGAATGAAAAAGTTCAGAAACAAGCTTTATAAAGCAAATACAAACTGGCGGAAACATTTTGCAAATAGGGCTAACATTCTTGGTGTGGGACAAGGGGCTTTAATAGAGGCATGTGGTGTGCCTGTAAATGTGTTGGCGAAGTTTAGTGTTTCACCCACCAAGGGAAGTCATATTGGAATCGTAAATGAATATGATTATGACAATTTAAATGTATTTTGCAATTACTCTGGTTCATATGATTATAGGTCATCGGCAGATGTAACTGCCAAACTAATAACCACCGGCGGTTTGGTAGATATAAGCATAGGGAAATATATTGGTGAGGATTTGTTTCGTGAAAACACCCTTTTCGCTCATTGGTGCAAGTTTAAAGTTATAAATCGAAAAGAAATACAGTTTTCAAAGAAGTGGCTGGGGGATAAGAACATCCCGATGTTGGATTGGTTGCCCCAAACACACAGTTTTGAAGAGTTACAATCGCTTGGCATTGTTGCGTTTTTAGATTATTGGACAAAAAATGTCCTCGACAATAATGAATAGTGGGTTATATTAGTTATGTATTCAAACGGGAGGCAAAATGAAATACAATATTATTAAACTTGAACAGCAACCTAAAGGCTCAGTTCATTGTGGAACTATTCGTTCCGAAGGGAAGGTGGCGACCTATTTAACAAGGTCATCAGCTTATGAAAAGGTGAGCAAACTGAAAACAACTTCGCCCAATTCGACATTTATTGTGTCGAAGCACTGGAGGTGATTCGTGAAAATCGGAGACACCGTTAGGATAAGACCTTCTGGTGAGGTGGGGGTAATTACGGAAAGTGTAGACCGTGTTATAGGAACACATGTAGACAAATTGCCAAGGTGGGTTGTCCACCTTGCTATAACAATGAGAAATCATATATTTTTAGAGAAGGATTTAGAAATAATTTAATACTCAGATGGAGGGGTATACAATGAGCAGAATAGTAAAACGGGCAGTCGCCCTGTCCAGAAAAAATAGCGAATGGTATGCAGCCAGCAGCCAACCAAAACCATTAACCAAAGAGGTGAAAAATGAAAACAAAGAGATACAAAAGGGTCGTGTGTAAAGATGGGTTCTCAATGAGCGTTCAAGCTCATGATGGGGCTTATTGCGAACCAAGAATAGATAATGCAGCAAATTACACAGAGGTAGAAGTCGGCTATCCAACACAGATAGAAGAACTGCTCATGCCTTGGTGTGAAGACAAAGATAAGCCATGCAATACAGTCTATGGCTATGTCCCTGTCTTCACTGTTCACCTCGTTATAACAAAACATGGTGGTATGGTTGAGGGTGAGGTTCCAAACGGAGTGTTGCTTTATGATAAAGCCGGACAAAATCTGTCCTCGACAGGATGACGGAACAGGTTATAATGTAGGAGACTTAGTAATGGTACACGGGGTTCACTTGGGTATCATTACTTTGTTTTATGCTCCCCGTGGATTGTGGGTAATAAGGCTTGCACATGACGGACAGGAACTTGCCCTATTTAGGGATGATTTTGAACCATTAAACTATATGGAGAACAATAATGGAAGAACAGATGACAATAATGGAAAAGTTAAGATATGTTCCCAAGGAGGGGGATGTGTTGATTTATCTTGATGGGTCGCACTTGCAAATCAAAGAGATTAAGAAAACCCACGTTAAACTTGAAAAATCGGGAAGCGGTGAGGATCTTCCTTTGAAGCCCGTTGCTCACATTAGGTCAGATATGATTAAGAATGAGTGCTTCCTTTGCAGAAGAAAATTGGCGGCACCAAATGAAAACAGGTGATTTGGTAAAAGTACAAGGACACTGCGTTGAAGAGTATGCCCTGTTGGTAGAAATTGGGGAAAAAGATGGTTGCAATTGGGTGCGGGTTCGCTATTTTGATGGTGAAGAGGAAGTGCTTCATCCAACACAGGTGAAAAGAGTTAGTGAAAGCAGGTGATTTGATATGCTTTGCTTTCAAACCCCCTTTGCGGAGGGTTCCCCCAATGGCAATAGTTGTCCATGCCTACAAGAGTCATGATTACCTCGAAGGACACGTTGAGGTTGTTTGGATAACTGGTTCGATGGCTGGACAAAGAAAGTGTTACCCCCCTTCAAACTTGGTAAAAGTAAAACCGGACATTTTTTGTCCTTTACAACTTTAAGCAAATATGCTATATTATATATGAACCCCAGAACAAGGAGTTAACATGGATGTTTGGGTAGTTATAGATAGATACGATCACAGTGAACACATTGTTACAGTTCACCTGACCGAAAAGGGTGCAATGATTCACACTTATGGTATTTTGCTTGAGTCTTATGATGGTATTTGTGATTCTGTCTGGGATGATAGCGAGGACGACGACTTCAAAGAAGAGTACCCCGATGCTTATGAGTTTGTTAAGAAGTATTGTGGAAACATCGAAGAGGCCAAGCTTGCCGATTTGAGCAAGCATCAAGTTGATTTGACCTGTTTTATTGGAAATGCTACCGACTGGTCAACCGATGTATCAATTGAACAAACACGGCTGCAAGCATGAAGGTCGGTGATTTAGTGAAACTGATACACAGCCTTTATGGTGGTTATGGCATCATTACCAATATAAGAGACTGGCCTAACAGTTCCTCCATCTGGTATACGGTTCACTGGCAAAACGGTGTAACACGGGAGACATACGAAGCTGATGAATTGGAGGCAGTATGCAAGTAGGTGACTTAATCAAATGGACAGACTATAAAGGTGATACCCCCGTGGGGCATGTTGGCCTACTTATCAAAGACCTAAAGGACTATTGGTCAAACCCATCGGACTGGAACGATTTCTACGTCCTTTGTGAAGGTCAGTATGTCTTTTGGACTTCATGGCAATGCGAGGTGTATAATGGAAGTAAATGATTTAGTTAAGGTGCGAGGTCACTGTGTTGAAGAGTACGCCCTCTTAATTGAAATAGAAGGAAAGAGCGGATGCAACTGGGTACGGGTGCGGTATTTTGACGGGGAGGAAGAGATACTTCACCCAACCCAGATAACCCCAGTTAAGAAAACCGGACAAAATATGTCCTCGACAAGTTAAGGGAACAGGTTATATTATAAGCATAACCCAAGCAGAGGTGACTTATGAAAGTCGGTGATTTAATTGGTATCGGATGGAGCGGAGTGTGGAAACAGCCTTTTGTAGCAGTGATAAGAGAGGTACACTGTTTCCGAAAACACATGACCAAAAAAGGCGAAATCAGTGGTTATACTGTTTTCATTCCAGCTACAGGAAAAGAAACATTCATAACCCCAAGAGATGTGAGGAGTCTAAATGAAGATAGGTGATTTAATAAAATACAAACATCGTTACATAGGGGAGCAATTTGTAGTTGTGGGTATCCGCAATTTCGGTAAAGCTGCCGCTGTGAAGTGCATATCAGCCAAAACCCTGAAAAAAACCAGATGGTCTTGTTCATCAACTGTTGAGGTACTCGCATGAAAAAGAATAAGTTCAAGATAGGTGATTTGATAACGATGTCTGCTGCTGGTCGCAATCTGTCGAGCAATTGGGCGTACAAAGGGGAAATGGGCATCATTGTCCAGATAATGTCAAATGTTGAGAACCCTTATCAAATACGATGGATTCGATCAAAGTGGCGAAGAGCAGCTTGGTACAAGCAATATGAGCTAAAGTTTGTCAAACCGGACAAAAAATGACCTCGACAAGTCGAGACAACAAGTTATATTATATATGAACCTCAAAAAAAGGAGATAAAAATGCAATGTGGATATTGTTACAATTACGGACACAACAAAATGGGATGCCCTAAAGCAAAAGAAAGGGCTGCTACCATCCTACCCCAGTGGGAGCAGTGGCAGAAGATGGAGCATGACAACGACTATGTCAAAACCTCGACATATAAAGCTGCTCGTCACTTTGAATGGGAATACAAATATCGCGAAGCTCTTGATATACATCTTCAAAAGCAGAAGCGCAGCACAAAAGTTAAGGTTTGCAATTTCTGCGGTCAATCCGGCCACAACAAAAGAACCTGCCAAGAGCTTAAAGACTTTAAGGGCGAAATAAAACAAGCAACCATCGCCTATAGAAAGACCGTCATCAATGCTATCTCCGAAACTGGACAGGGCATTGGCAGCATGTTTACGGGTGAATATTCACATTGGAATCGTCATAAGGGCGAATATGATGAGGGAAAGCAGGGCATCGCTTTGGTTACTGGTATCAAGTGGCACTTGATTAACTTGGTTGATGTTCGGGAGCATGGAGAAATCAGCCTCAATCGCAGTGTCAGTGAACCTATTTTTGAAGTTAGATGGACTCATGGTTTCGTTGAGTCTCATGTTCCGTTTGTCAATTATAGTATTGACAACCAGTCAGTACTAAGTGTCAGTTGGAGAGGCTCAGATAAAAAACTACTTGCCCCCTCTAAAACTGTAACCCCACCCGACGGTTGGGCAACTTGCGATGATTCGCTTTCCCAACGTCATTTGTCCAAAGTTCTTTCTGGTCGCAAGTCTCAAAGAAAGAACCAGCTTGAGTACTTTCGAGGAAAAATGAACCAGTGGAAGTAAACCGGACAGAATCTGTCCTCGACAAGTTAAGAGAACAGGTTACATTATATACATCACTCAAGCAATGGAGGTCGGATGAACGACCAAGCTATAACAAACCTAATTAAAGTCCTGCTCAACGGTTCGGACGCATCTTATCGACTCAAGCGACAAATTACCAACGCTCTTGACCCTGACAATGTGGCCATCTGGTGGCATGTTTCCGATGTTGAACATATCGCAGCAAAAGAAGAAGAAGCCTATGGTGAAGCTGTCGGCTCAATCTATGACCGCTCACAGTTCCACGACTTGCTGGAGGATGTCTGCGGAAACTCCGAGTATGGGGTGACTGTCGAGACAATTGAAGATACCCTTAACTATTACAAACAGGAAGGTGCGTAATGGGATACCGTTCAGACGTTATATTCTGGGTTCACAAGTCATTGGTCAGCAGATTGCTAACAATGACCAACCAAGACAAAGAAGCTTTCAATGTCCTTTTCAAATGGGCAGACCTCGAAAAAGACAAAGAGGGTAACATGAAGTTTGACATAGGCCACATCAAATGGTATGATGCCTATGGAGGCGTTGCAGCCATCGAAGGCTTTATGTGTGACTTGGAAGCTGAAGACGAAGAGTGGGGCTTTGGCTTTCACAGACTTGGTGAAGAGTTTGGCGACCACGAACAACGTGGACAGTCCGAGCTTTGGGAAGTGTACCCAATGCAGAGTCTGTCATGCAATTGATATTTTATGGGGATGCCCTGCGCCAGCGCACACTGGCAATGGGGTTGAAACGGTGGTTCCAGTTGTGCGACTCGCACCGCCTCAGTTGATGGATCGACTGGCTGCACTCAAGGTGTGGTTGGAGCGTGGGTTCGACTCCCACCATCCCCTTTCACTTTTTCGGACATTTTCTGTCCTCGACAAGTCGAGACAATATGTTATATTATATATGAACCTCAAAGAAAGGAGCTAACATGGCTTATTTAAAACCAAACATGACAGTATTCATGGCCAACAACGGCCAGCCCATCTATTCAACAATTGAGAAGATTGCCTTCCGCAAGTATTGGGGAAAGAAGCGAGACAAGAAAACAGGACTGATGAAAAAAGCAAGAAAATCAATGCCTTATGCGATTTGTACTGTTAAAATGTCATCTGATACCGACATACCCACGGGGGCGCAATTCACAATCGCTGGCTATCAGCTTCGCAACGTGATTATGAAAGGTGAGAAAATCCTGACCTTCGACCAAAAGTATGTGGCAGACTTCGCCCAAGAGTACGGTAACAAGTGGGTCAGACGCATGATTATTGAAGAGTTCAAGCATGATGGTGATGACAATGAAAGTCGGTGATTTGATAAAAGATAAGATGAGCGAACAAGTCGGCATCATTGTGGCCACCAAGATGGTAAATAATGGGTCTGCCCCCGCCGGTGAACTTGAGCCATATCACCGATGCTTGGTTGGCAAGGATTACATTTGGTTTTTTGAGATTTCATTGGAGGTCATCAATGAAAATCGGTGATGCAGTAAGAATAACAACAGAGTTTGGGCAATACTGGCATTATACTGTGGAGATTTCTGGCATGGTCGGAATACTCCTTCGTCTCAATCGAGGGAATGACCAAGCTGAAGTTTATCTTTCCAATGGACAGACCTGTAAAATTAGTTGCCCCCATGCTTGGTTGGAGGTGTTAAATGAAAGTAGGTGATTTGGTAAACGTAAGAGACTATGGAGTCGGTGTCATTGCTGATTTTACTTGGGAGTTTGTTCAGGATGTGCCGTATAAATGGGCTTCCATCTGGTTGATTGCTCAAGAACGCCTAATTTTTACTTCAATTACTTTAGTCGAGGTCATCAATGAAAATCGGTGATTTAATTATACGAAAATACGATGGTATGTTAGCCATAGTTATCAACACAGACAGGCTTCACACTGGCCTCGTCACGGTGCAGTACTACGCAGTACCCAAAGAAGCTGAATACGGTGGCTGGCACTGTGATGACCTTGCGTCAAGCTGGAGGCTTCAAGATGAAAGTCGGTGATTTGGTAAGAGATACGCAATTCAATGATGTCGGTGTCGTTGTTGAAATTGATGAAGGGGAGAACCTATATAAAATAATATTCCCCAACAGCATGGAATGGCTAACAGATGCTTACATCGAGGTGATAAGTGAAAGTAGGTGACTTGGTCAAGTGGACAGCACCGCATCCCCACCCTGAAGACTGCATTATCGGTCTTGTCGAAGCGGTTTGCGATAGATATATCTATGTGCGGTGGGCAGATGGCACACTCGATGAATATGAGGTTGAAGACTGGAAATCTAAACGTCTTGATTTGGAGGTGATAAGTTAAGACCGGACAGAATATGTCCTCGACAATTCAACCAAACAGGTTACATTATATACATCACTCAGACAATGGAGGTCACAATGAAAAAAGGTGACTTAATCAGAAACAAAAACGATGGCGAGTTCGCCATAATCCTTTCAACCTATACCAAGTTCTTTCAGGACTCCAACTACTCCGGTGAGCATGACTATGGGGTGGCCGACACCGCTGTCCGTATCAAGTGGATTGAAGGAGGTCATGAGCATACCTTTCAGAGGTCAAAGATGCGTCGAAATTGGGAGGTTCTCAATGAAAGTCGGTGATTTAGTAAAGGTTAGGGGCATTAGCCAGAAGAGGTTGGGGCTTGTGGTTGAGATCCCACCCCATGATGACTATTGGGGAGATACTGCTGTTGTAGAATGGCTTTGTGGCTTTAGAGAAGAGCTAACCCAAGATAGAGTGGAGGTTGTATCATGCAAGTAGGCGATTTAGTTAAGTTCCGCTATATCTATAGCGGTTGTGACTTGAACGATAAAAAAGCCCTGTACTTGGGTGAAGCTTTCATCCATCGGAATGATGGTATCGTCGTTGAGAATCATAAGATTCTTGAGATTGGAGCCACAAAGCCAACAATCGTCGATTCTGGTTTGCTCAAGTACATGGAGGTTATCAATGAAAGTCGGTGATTTAGTTAAAGACCAGCACGGCAACACCGGAATCATTACAAAGGGATACTGGGGAAACCATAAACATTGGTGGGTTCATTGGACTCATGGCGGCTCAAATACAATCCACGAACGATGGTTGGAGGTGATAGCATGAAAGTCGGTGATTTAGCAATGACCCACAGGGGCAACCTTTGCGTTGTGGTCGAGGTCGGCAAAAACATTTGGGGTCGAATCGACTGGTACAACATTGTTTTCAGTTCTTCTGGATACCTACGCACCGGATACCCTGCCCACTGGCTACGGAGGCACCGATGAAAGTAGGTGATTTAGTAAGATTTACCGACAAAGGAACATATTCAAAATGGTTCTATTGCAGATATGCAAAGATTGAGAGTGTGAGCAAATGCAAAGCACATCTTCGTGTAAGATGGATTTTTCCTGTGAAATATTATGATAGATGGACAACAATATCTGACTTTGGCGCAGATAAGTTTGAGGTCATCAATGAAGGTCGGTGATTTGATAAGGTCAAAAATGAATAATGGACTTCTTGGCATCATTAAGGAAGCCTATGACTCTCCGAAGGGATTGTGGATAATCCATTGGATGGACGGTGGAACCTTTCATTCAGGGTCTTTGGCTCATGAGAACAATTTTGAGGTAATAAGTTAAGCGGACATTTTCTGTCCTCGACAATCTGACCAAACAGGTTAGATTATAAGCATAACCCAAACCGTGGAGACACAATGAACATATTTGAAAACAACGGAAGTGGCCGAAGCACATCAGCTTGCGGCTATTGCAGAACCACCGGACACGACATTAGGGACTGCCCACAGGTTCCCAAAGATTATGCCTATTGGAAAGACTACAAAGTACCGCTTCAAGCTGGCAATCCCTGTCGCTGGTTCGCTGCTAATCAGCCCAAGTACTGGGGCGAGTGGTACACCAAGTGCATCAACGCCATGCACAGACAGCTTGAATATCAAAAGAAGAAGAACCAACCAAAAGTTAAGCGCACCTCTTATCCTCGTTCTTGCGGCTTCTGCGGTGAACTTGGACATACCCGTCGAAAGTGTCAGAAGATGAAGACCTTCTTGGTCGAAGCTTATCAAGCCAATGAGAACTGGCGACGAAAAGCCTATGAAGCTTTGGTCAACAATCTTGGTATTTCTGTCGGTGCTGCTATAAAAGTTAAGAAAAGTGCTGGGTATCACTACGGTGCAGAGGCAACAGAGCATGTAGCCTTGGTGTCTTCGGTCAATTGGGATAAGTTAAACCTGTCCTGTGCCAATCAAACATGGGAAGACCAGTGGAGACAGCACCTCAGTGTGGAAGTCCTTCTCAACGGTCAAACCCTCACACTAAGGTTTGCAGACAGACTGCTTGAACCTGTTTTCCGTCACATTTCTGGCTATAGTGGTGTCACTTATCTTGATAAGGTCGCCCCTGCTCCAAAGCCCCTTGATGAGTCTTGGGTCACTGACTACAAAGAAGCTTTCGACTTCATCGCAAAGAAGCGCAGCTATGAAAGGCTTGAGCAAGCGGGTATCGTCGCTCTTGTCGAGAAGTGGAAATAAACGGACATTTTCTGTCCTCGACAACTGTCGAGGATAGGTTATATTATATACATCACTCAAGAACAGGAACTTTTATGACAGCAAAACAACAACAACTTGCCCTCATCCAAAAAACCATCGAAGCTGCCGACAAGCTTGGCAACAAAAGGGATGTTTACACTCTGGGTTCTCTCCTGCGCTATCGACAAAAGCGAAAGCTGTCCCACCGTCAGGAAGACTTCTTAAAGAAGCTAATCCAGCGCAACGATGAGTCTGCATTGAAGGCACTGGCTGATAAAAATGCAGAGTGGGAGCGTGAATGGCGAAGCAACGATGAATTGAGGGCAAAGGCCGAGGTCATTGCAAATTATTATTTGACCACGACCTACTATAATGTACCTGCTCGAAAGGTCATTCAATGGCGCAAGATTGAAAGCTTTACAGCCCACTCAGAAGAAGAGAAGAGCGAGTTGTATGCAGACTGTCTCCCTCCGAAGCGTCAGGTTTTGAGAATGGTTAACAACAAGTATGCTGAGAACGTATGGCAAAGCCACAATGCCGAGCCTAAATGGAAGGTCGGTGACATGGTAGCTATCCGCAAGTCTTATAAAGGAACCCTTAACCTTGGAAACAAAATCGCCACAAGCCATTGGCATGGCAAACAAGGTTTCCCGATGTTCGATGAATTGAGCTATTTGATTGTAGCAGTGGATTCAAAGCCAATCAGTGAGTCTCTCAAGTACGACAAGAGCCGAGGTGGTTGCAGATATTACAAACTGCTACCCGTAGGCTACCCTACCCCCGTGGATGTCATGGAGTGTAACCTAAAGAAGCTTCTCAAAAAACAGGTGAGCTAATGAAAGTCGGTAATTTAGTTACATGGTCGGAACCCTCCCCGTACCCCGAACAATGTCAGCTTGGTGTGATTATAACAATCGAAGCTTGTACGATTTGTCCAGAAGACCAGTACGTCCAGATTCAATGGGCAGATGAGGAGAAAGGCAGCAGCAGGTCATGGGAACAAGTCCAAGACATAAAGGTGATAGCATGAAAGTCGGTGATTTAGTTAAATACAAGACAACTGGTGACATGGGCTTGATTATTCGGATGGAGACAAAGCCAGCTTTGCCAACCGATAGAGAATGGGTTTATGTGGCATGGATAGGCCAAGAAGGTCAAGCCACTCGATGGCGATGGGGTCGAGAACTCTCAGGGTATCCCAAAGCAGACTTGGAGGTCATCAATGAAGGTCGGTGATTTGGTTAAAATCGAAACTTATCGCAACAGTGGCGACATTGAAGCAATTGGAATACTTTTGAAATACGATCTCGTCCGAGCGCGAGCCACTGTTCATGTTACTGATGGAACCCAGCAAAATGTTCCAGTCGGTCTGATTTCGAGGTATCGTAATGAAAGTCGGTGATTTGGTATCAGCCCCGAAGAGTCAATTTGATGACTTTGACATGAAGCAGTTCTTTGGTTTGGTTGTCTGGACGGATGGCTACAAGGTCACTCTTCTTGTCGATGGGCTGGAAGAAACATGGACAACCTTTGACCTCAAAGCGATAGGCGCAAAGGTCATAAGTTAAACCGGACAATTTCTGTCCTCGACAATCTGGCTGAACAGGTTATATTATATACATCACAAGGAAAGCTAACATGAAAAAGCAATCATCTAAAGCCCAAATACTCAAGCAACTGGCCGCAGCCAGAGGCATCGAGCGCAAGCGACACTTTGAAGCTGGCGGGTCTTTGGTCGATTGGCGTGGAGGCACTCGAACAGTGACAAAAAACAAAAAGAAGTCAGCTTCAAAACTGGCTTGCCGAGGGCGATTCCGCTAAACCGGACAGAAATTGTCCTCGACAACTCGCCAAAACTAATTATATTATATACATCAAACAAAAACTTTCTTTAACCCCCCAATCTGGAGTCCATCATGGCAGTAGATTTTAAAACATTCCTCTCAGTCGTTCCTCACATCGTCGCAGCACGATTCCCAATCCTTACCCGAGGCCGCCACGGTATCGGGAAATCCACTGTGGTTTATCAGCTTGCAGACAGCATGGGTCTTCCAGTTGTCGAGCGTCGAGCTTCACAGATGACCGAAGGTGACCTCTTGGGTCTGCCGAAGGTCGAAGGTAATATCACAAAGTGGCTTGCTCCAGAGTGGCTCCATGAAGCTTGTAATAAGCCTGTAGTCCTCTTCCTCGATGAAGTTGACCGAGCGACGATGGAAGTCCGACAGGGCATCTTTGAGCTTTGCGATTCTCGTAAAATCGCTGGCTATGAGCTTCATCCAGATACCATCATCTTTGCTGCCGTCAACGGTGGACAGCATGGAGCGCAGTACCAAGTCGGTGAAATGGATCCAGCGGAGCTTGACCGTTACACTGTCTTTGACCTTGAGCCTTCAATTGAAGATTGGCTGATTTGGGCTAAAGACAACGTAGTTCAAGAGATTTGGGACTTCATCAACCATAATCATGGTCACTTGGAGCACAACGATGACTATGAACCTAACAAGGTTTATCCTTCTCGTCGCTCTTGGGAACGTCTTTCTAAGACCTTGACCTCGATGGGGAAGGACATCGAATCCTCTCCGGTTCTCTATCAGCTTGCCTGTGCTTTCATCGGCTTTGAAGGTGCTGTAGCTTTCAATGACTTCATGAAGAACTATGAACGTCAAGTCACTATCGAGAACATCCTTGATGAAGGTAAGCTTGAATTGACCAAAGATTGGAAAATCAATGACCATAACTCTCTTATCGAGAAGTTCAAGGCCAAAGAGGTTTTCAATGAGAAGCTCGATGACAATCGTTTGCAGAACCTTGCAAACTACTTTGTCACCCTTCCTTCTGAGATTGCCATGACCCTTTGGCAAGTAATGGGAACCACCGAGTTCGCCACCTACAACGTGGCAAAGCTCCACAACCTCACTGCTTCTTGTGGAACCGTTGTTCAAGACTTCATCGTCGAAATCTTGACCGCAAAATAAGAAACGGACAAAAACTGTCCTCGACAATAGTCGAGGACATGTTATATTATATATGAACCCAATCAATGGAGGTCTTTCATGGCTTTTGATTTAGATAAACATACTTGGCGACTCCTTCAGAATGAGCCTTTCTTTGCCGCTCTCTCTCGTCGCATCCACAAGACACCGACAACAGCTATTCCAACCGCTGGTGTTAAGTTAAACCCTGAGACTGCACAGTTTGAAATGATTTACAATCCTGAGTTCTTTGAGAAGCTGGAAGATAATCATAAGCTTGGAGTCTTGATGCACGAATA